CTGCGGTGGCCACCGCAGCCGCTCACGGCCTGAGTGACGGCGACATCATCGCTCTGACATCCGGCTGGACCCGCCTTAATGATCGCGCCGCGCGCGTGGCAAACAGCCTGACCGGCACGTTCGCCCTGGAGCGCATCAACACCCTGAACACCCAGCCTTACCCGGTAGGTTCGGGCGCTGGCTCGGTGCGCGAGGTAACAGCATTCACCGAAATTTCGCAGATCACCGACGTGGCCACCAGTGGCGGCGACCAGCAGTTTCTGACCTTTGGCTTCCTGGCCGACGATGACGATCGACAGCTGCCGACCACCAAAAACCCGATCAGCATGGCGGTGACGGTCGCAGACGACCCTGATCTGCCGTACGTGGCCGTGGTTGAGGCTGCCGACGAGGACAAGGTCGCGCGCGTATTGCGCCTGAACCTGCCAAACGGCGACAGCATCCTCTACAACGCGTACGTGACCATCACGTCGACCCCCGCCCTGTCCCGAAACAACCTGATGACCCGGGTCATCACGCTGTCTCTGGCAGGCCGTCCAACCCGTTACTCGGCAGTGGTGGCGTAACTCATGCCCAAGATCAAGATCGCTCACAACCCGACGTTCAAGGCGCCGGTGATGATCCCGCGTATCGGTGAGTCGCCAGTGAAGGTCGACTTCGAATTCAAGTACATGGACCGTAAGGCCCTGGCCGAGATGTTCGAGTCGTGGAACAAGGCCCGCAAGGACCTGAACACCAAGACCGCCGAAGACGGCATGACCTGGCAAGAGGTGACGTCGGCCGAGATCCTGCTGCAAGTTCAGCAGATCAAAGACGTGGTGACCGGCTGGGGCTTCGATGACAAGTTCAGCCACGAATCGATCACTGCATTGGTGACCACCTGCGTCGGCGCGCCTCAGGCAGTCATCGAGGCGTACCAGGGCGCTTACGACCCGGCCCGCCTGGGAAACTGAGGGCGGCGGCTCGGGCGCTGTACGAGCCTGGGCCGTCCGATCAGCAGCTTGCGGCCTTCGGAATGACCAAGGCCGACATCCCAGACGAGGAAATCGAGGTATGGCCGGATGCCTGGCGCGCCTTCCGACTGTTCGAGTCCCTGTCTACGCAGTGGCGCACAGGCCCGGGTGGCGCGTCCGGGCTTGATTACGCCGCTATCCCAGCAACCGCCCAGATGACCGGCATGAAGCGCAGCGAGCTGCCTGGCATCTTTTCAGACCTCCGCACGCTGGAAGTCGAAGCACTGCTCGTTATGAGCGAATCGAAATAACGGAGCGCTCATGACGAACATTGCTGAGCTCGGCATCAAGGTTGATTCCAGCGATGCCGCACAGGCGACCACGGAACTGGACAAGCTCGCTGCCGCTGGCGGGCGTGCCGAGAAAGCCGCGGAAGGTGTAGCCGCTGGCTTCGACAAGGCCACAAACTCTGCATCAGGGCTTTCCTCTGCAGAGGGTAGGCTCAACGAAACCACTGATCAGGCGATAGCTCGGCTCACAGCGATGGCCAAGGCTTCGCTGGATTCGAGCGAGTATTACCAGCGCCTGACAGCCAGCGTCACTGCTAATACGTCAGCCGTGGATAGCTCCGCATCGTCTGCCGAAAGTCTGGCAGCGCTTCGGCGTCGTCTTCAGGCTGAATCTGACGCTCTGGTAGGCTCCACCGATCAGCTGACCACATCCACCAAGCAGGCGGCCGCCGCTACTGGCGTTCAGGCTGAAGGATTGTCGGCGCTTCTCGGTAGGATCAACCCGGCTGTGGCCGCGCTTGATAAGCTCGATCAGCAGCAGGCAGAGCTGCAGAAGTACAAAAACGCGGGACTGATCGATTCAGAGACGTTCCGCGATTATTCCACGCGCATTGACGCCTCCCGGCAGAAGCTGGGCGAATTCAGTGACGCCGTAAAAAGCACCGGCGTATCGACTGCCCAGACCCAGGCGGCGTTACGGCAGTTACCCGCGCAGTTTTCGGATATTTTTACCAGCCTTGCCGGCGGCCAGAACCCTTTGTTGGTGCTGATTCAGCAGGGCGGTCAGATCAAAGATTCGTTCGGCGGCATTGGGCCAACGATCGACGTGCTGGGTGGCAAGATCAAATCCATTCTCGGCATAGGCGGGGGAATAGGCGCAGTAGGTGAGGCTTTTGAAAGTGTCGGAACCGGCGCTAAAGCGGCCGCCGACGGGGCAGAAGCTGCCGGCGCTGGTCTCGGCGCAATGGCTGAGGGCGCAAACACTGCGGCTGATGCCAGCAAAAATGCCAAGGAAGCTGCTGATGCATTGAGAGCAGCAGGTGCCGGTGTAAGTTCAGGTTTTGGGGCGATACTAGTTGGAGCTGCGGCGGCCGCAGCTGCGCTCGCGGCTTTGATCTACGGATACTCCCAGGGCAGCAAAGAGTCAGATGAATACAATAAATCTCTAATTCTCACCGGTAATTACGCCGGGACATCTGCGTACCAGCTTGCAGATTTGGCCAAGCAGGTGAGTGCCACCAATGGGACAATTGGCGAGGCCGCCGCCTCACTGGCTAAAATGGCTTCGAGCGGTGCTATCGCCTCAACAAGCTTCAAGGTCATCGCAGATGCCGCCGCATCCATGGAAGATGCCACCGGCAAATCTGTTGATTCGACAATCGCTGAGTTTGTAAAGATTGCCAAGGATCCCGTGGCGGCGGCGAAGACGCTCAATGAGCAATATCATTTCCTTACAGCGTCGGTGTATTCGCAAATTACCGCACTGAAGGAGCAGGGCGACACCATCGGTGCTGCCAAGCTTCTGACCGATACCTATGCCAAAACGATCGAGGACCGTGCAGGCCAGATATCTCTCAATTTGGGAATAATTGAGAAGGGCTGGAAGGGTATCAAGGATGCCGCCAAAGGTGCGCTTGATGCAACGCTTGGGATAGGCCGGCAGGAAACGCTGGGCGACCAAATCAGCGCCCTAGAAACAAAGCTGGCGAATCCAGGATCGTATGCAAGCATTCCGATAATAGGTGCTGACAACCCAGACATGATGGAGGTCGGAAACACGAAGTCGCAGGACGAAGAGCGGCTTCGAGTTCTTAAGCTTTATAACCAGGAGCAGGTTTTAACCACCAAGCTCACTGGCGAGCGACAAAGGGCGCAAGAAGCATCGATTCTTTCCCAGGACAAACTCAACGCAAGCCTTAAGGCCACAGATAGCAATCAAAAGAAGCTGAAGGATCGGCTCAAAGAGATTGACGACCTTGCCAAAAAATCCTCAGAAGCCCAAGGAGGCCGCGTTTACACAAACGCAGAACTTGAGCAGCTGAGAGATGCTGCGAGGAAGCAATTTAAGGATCCCGCAGCCTCTTCAAAAGCGGTCGACCTGACTGCATTCAACGATGCTCAGAATCAGCTGAAGTCGATCACCGGTTATTACGATGGCATCCAGAAGGAGCTGGATGCATCGCAAAAGGCAGGGCTGATCAGCGCTGAGTCCTATGCCAGCCAGCGCGCGGCGATCATCGAGCAGCAGAAGGGCGATGTCACGTCAGCCTATGAGGCTGAGATAGCGGCTCTGGAGGCGGCTAAGGGCAAGGCGTCCACCAGCGCCGAGCAGCGCATCCAGCTTGATCAGAAAATCTCCGACGCCCGCACCTCAATGGTTGAGGCGCAGAAAAAAGCCGACAGCGAACTTTCTGTCTTAGCCACCAGCGAGACCGGCAGGCTCAAGAAGCAGGAATTGGCTGTATCGACCTACACCAGCGCCCTGGAGCAGCAGGCCAAAACGCTACGCCAGCAAGGGCAGCGTTCTGCGGCAACACTTGGTATGGGTGATCGCCAGCGCGGACTGACGGACCAGCAGAACTCCGTAGATGACCGGATCAACCAGCAGAAGGTCGAGCTTGCCAACCAGTACGGCGATGGCTCGCGGGGCATGAGTCTCGACGAGTACAACCTGAAGCTGGCAGCACTCAACAAGAACCAGCAGGACCTGCGCGATACGGTTCAGGCCAACTACGACGACATGACTGTCGCTCAAAACAGCTGGAGTTCAGGAGCATCGTCTGCGTTCCAGGATTATCTTGAGCAGGCCAGAGATGTAGCCGGACAAACAAAAACGCTATTCACGAATGCCTTTGACAGCATGGATGACTCTCTGGCGAACTTTGTTATCTCAGGGAAGTTTTCGTTCGCTGATTTTACAAAATCTATTTTGTCCGACATGGCTCGTATCGCAACTCGTCAGGCTAGCTCTGCTTTGCTCGGCAGCCTTTTTGGGGCAGCCACAAGCTACTTCAGCGGAGGATCGGCAGCCACCTCGGTCAGCTCGGCTGCAGGCTCTACAGCCGCTGGATACAGCGACGCTGCGCTAAGTGGCTGGTCCGGCGTTGCCCAGGCCAATGGCGGTGCATGGTCTAACGGCGTGCAGATGTTTGCCAACGGCGCGGCGTTCACCAACAGCATCGTCAGCAAGCCGACGGCGTTTGGTATGGCTGGCGGAGGCGTGGGGGTGATGGGCGAGGCGGGTGACGAAGCGATCATGCCGCTTACTCGCACTGCCGGTGGACAGCTTGGAGTCCGGGCGCTGGGTGGAGGCGGGAGCAGCGGAAGCAACACCTACAATTTCCCCGTCTCGGTATCAGTTCAGACGACTGGCGATTCTGGCGGCGCGAGCAGCCAGGAGGCTTCCACGCAACTCGGCAAAGGCATACAGCAAGCAGCAAAAGCCGAGGCTGAGACTGCAATCGCTCGAGCGTTGCAACCTGGCGGCTCGATCTGGAGGCTCACAAATGGCAGGTAGTTATGGCGATTGAAACCTTTACCTGGCCCACCCAGCACGGAGACGCGCCCGATATCACTTATCGGGTGCGCACCTCCCAGTTTGGCAACGGCTACAAACAGGATGTTGGCGACGGGCCGAACAACAAGGAGGACTCATACCCGATCACATTCACCGGAACGAAAGAGCGTGTCTTGCAGATTATGGAGTTTCTCGACAGGCACGCCGGGGCGAAAGCGTTCCTTTGGACCACGCCGCTCGGACAGCTCGGCCTGTTCACCTGCAAAAACCCAGTGCCCACCCCGATGGGCGGCATCGCATTCAAATTGACGGCCACGTTCGACCGGGCCTTTCACCCTTAAGGACTTCTCATGCCGTTGATTGCTGACATCCAGGCGCTTGAGCCAGGCAGCGAAGCGTTGCTGTTTGAGCTGGATGGCTCTGACTACGGCGCAGACATTCTGCGCTTTCATGGTCACGCCATCCCGCACACGCCAGCCGAACTTCTCGCCGTCGGCTTGGACGCTGACCAGTTGCCTGCCAAATCAATCTGGTGGCAAGGCAACGAGTACGGTGCCTGGCCCATGCAGATTGATGGCATAGAAGCAAATGGCGACGGCACGGCAGTTCGGCCCACGCTTTCAGTGGGCAACGTCAACGGTCGCATCACGGCGCTCTGCTTGGCATTCGAGGATTTGCTTGAGTTCAAGTTGACGATGCGGCACACGCTCGGCCGGTATCTGGACGCCGACAACTTCCCTGGCGGCAACCCCGACGCTGATCCGACTCAGGAATCTATTGAGGTCTGGTATCTCGATCAGAAAACCAATGAGGACGGTGAAACGGTCAGTTGGGAGTTGGCCAGTCCGGGCGACGTCGGCGGCGAATCGATTGGCAGGCAGATGACCACGCTTTGTCACTGGTGCCTCACTGGTGGGTATCGCGGGCCGAACTGCGGCTACACCGGTCCATACGTCGATAAGGACGGGCAACCCACCGATAACCCTGAACTTGATGTCTGCGATGCCACGTTGACGCGCGGATGCACGCCACGCTTCGGGGCTGGCAACGAAGTACCCTTTGGCGGTTTCCCCGCCGTATCCCTGATCGCGCGGAGCTGACCATGCTGAAATACATCCTGGCGGCCGTGCAGGCGCACGCGGTTGCTGAGTACCCGCGCGAGTGCTGCGGGCTGTTACTGAGCGTGGGGCGAAAGCAGCAGTACTTTCCCTGCTCCAACACGGCAACCGACCCAAAGGAAGAGTTCCGCATCAGCCCCGAGGATTACGCAGCGGCGGAAGACCTGGGCTCCGTCATCGGAGTTGTCCACTCGCACCCCGACGCTACCAGCAGACCTTCACCGCGCGACCTGGCGATGTGCGAAGCTACGGAGCTGCCCTGGCATATCCTCAGTTGGCCCGAGGGAGACCTGCGTACCATAGTGCCCATCGGCAATACACCGCTATTGAAGCGACCCTTTGTGCATGGCGCTTGGGACTGCTGGCAGGTCTGCGCCGATTGGTACAAGCGCGAGTTCGGCCTGGATTTCGAAGCATTTGAGCGTACAGACGGATGGTGGGAAAGTGCGGATGCGGAAAGCCTGTATGAAGCCAATTACGAGGCGGCCGGGTTCGTCAGGGTTGATCAGCCGCAGCGCGGCGACATGATCGTGATGGAGGTAGGGCGGACGAAGCATCCGAACCACGCTGGCATCTATCTCGGCGCGGACCCTTCGCTGGCCGGTGAAGAAAGCGAAGTATTCGGCCCCGGTCCGTTCCTATTGCACCATCTATATGGAAGACAGTCGGAGATCATCGTGTTCGGTGGTCCGTGGCTTGATCGAACGCGGCTGATCCTCAGGCACACACGACCAACTGGCGTTTGAATGCCGTGGCATGGACCTCTATATATGCTGATCGTGTCTCGGCCAAAATACCTATGCATAACCAAAAAAATTGATATTCTCGCGCTACACATGGAGAGTAATTTATGCGCGTTTTATTGATGTTCCTTGTTCTCGTTCTTTCTCTTTCAGGGTGCGCTTCAAAACCCACGCCTGAGCAGATCCAAAGCGCCGACTATGGCGCTTCGGTTTATCAAGCTGACGCAGAGAAATCTGTTAAGAGATTTTTCCAGGGATACCTGAAAGATCCTGAATCGGCCAGATACAGTTTCGGCTCTGTGTATAGGGGTTATGTGGTTGGCAGCGTGTTTGAGGGTAGAAAGGTTGAGGGCGGCTATCTGCTTGAGGTCGCGGTAAACGCGAAAAACAGTTTTGGCGGTTATGTAGGCGCCAGAAATTACAGGTTTTTGCTTAGGAACGACCGTTTAGTTGGTGGCTGGGATATGGGGACCAGCAACATCCCTGTGAAGATTCTGTAGTCACGTATTCAGCAAAATCGAATTAATTGCATGCCGCCTCCGGGCGGCTTTTTAATGCCCGGAGAAACCCATGGCGGCAATTCAATACTCGCCTATGACCACGATCAAGCTGTCTGGATCACTGGCCCGCAAGTTTGGTCGCGTACATCGCAGGCAGATAGACTCAGGTCAGACCTGGGAGGTATTCAAGGCCCTCAAGGCAACTCTGGAAGGTTTTGCTGAAGAGATTCGTCGACTTGATCGGCTGGGCATGCGTTTCGCGATATTCCGCAACGGCCAGAACGTCGGGGAGGAAGGCTTCGGGCTTGGAGGTTCTCGCGAGGTCAGGGTGGTGCCGGTGATTCAGGGTAGTAAGCGGGGAGGCCTGATACAGACCGTACTTGGCGTTGTACTGATCGCAGCAAGCTTCTTCGGAGCCCCCACGGCCCCCGCGGGCATCGCCTTGCTGGCTGGCGGCGTGATCCAGATGCTTAGCCCTCAAGCGGCAGGCATCAAGCAGAGCGCAGCGCCCGAAAACTCCCCCTCCTACGCCTTCGGCAGCGCCAAGAACACAACCGCCAGCGGCAACCCGGTGCCGATCTGCATCGGTGAGCGGCGCTGGGGCGGGGCGATCATCTCCGCATCAATATACGCCGAAGACAAGACGTAACCACCACGAATCCAACAGGCCGCCCAAGAGGCGGTTTTTTTATGCCTGGAGAAAAGCATGGGCGCAGCACTGAAGATCGATATCCACGGTGAGAAAGGCGGCAGCAGCAGTCCCAAGTCGCCGACCGAGGCCTCCGATAGCCTGCGCTCCACCAACCTGGCCAAGCTGCTCATCGCCGTAGGCGAGGGCGAGTTTGAAGGCACTCCGACGGCTGCCGACATCTACCTCGACAACACGCCGATCAACGATGCCAGCGGCAACGTCAATTTCCAAAACGTGAAATGGGAATGGCGCACCGGCTCGGTTGATCAGTCATATATTCCCGGCATTCCGTCCATCGACAACGAGACGACCGTCAACGTCGAGCTGCGCAATGACTCGCCCTGGGTTCGCTCGATCACCAATACTCAGTTGTCAGCCGTGCGCGTGCGCCTTGCATGGCCCGCGCTCCAGCAGCAGGACGACGAGGGGAATGTCGGCGGGTACCGCATTGAATACGCCATCGACGTGGCCACTGATGGCGGCAGCTACAAAGAGGCACTGCTGGAGGCCGTGGACGGCAAAACCACCACGCGCTACGAGCGTTCGCGCCGCATCGATTTGCCCGCCGCGACTTCAGGCTGGCAGATCCGCGTCCGCCGCCTGACCGCCAACCAGAACACCAACAAGATCGCCGACACCATGCTGGTGGCCGGGCTCACAGAGGTCATCGACGCAAAGCTGCGCTACCCGAACACGGCGCTGCTCTACATCGAGTTCGATGCCGAGCAGTTCACCAACATTCCCGCAGTGACGGTCAAGTGCAAAGCACGGAAATGGCAGGTGCCGAGCAATTACGATCCGTTCAACCGCACCTATTCGGGCGTGTGGGACGGCTCCATGAAAGAGGCATGGACCAATAACCCTGCCTGGGTGACATATGGCGTATGCACTCAAGATCGGTTTGGCCTGGGTAAACGCATCAAGCCGTGGATGGTCGACAAGTGGGAGTTGTACCGCATCGCGCAGTACTGCGACCAGGATGTACCAAATGGTGTGGGCGGCGTAGAACCTCGCTTCCTGTGCGATATGAACCTGCAGGGCAAGGCCGAAGCATGGTCGCTGCTGCGTGATATCTCCGGTATTTATCGCGGCATGACTTACTGGGCCCAAGGCCAGTTGGTTGCGCAGGCCGATATGCCGCGCAGCCAGGACTTCGATTATGTCTTCACTCGCGCCAACGTCATCGATGGTAAGTTCACCTACGGCAGCGCCTCGGCGAAGACACGCTACACCCGTGCCATCGTCAGTTACGACAACCCGGACAACAACTACGATACCGACGTCATCCCGTTCGCCGACCCTGTGCTGCAGCGCCGCTTCGGTGACAAGCCGACCGAGCTGACTGCCATCGGATGCACCCGTGCTTCTGAGGGGCAGCGTCGCGGTAAGTGGGTCGTTATGAGCAACAACCAAGACCGCACCGTCAGCTTCAGTACCGGCATGGAGGGCGCGATCCCGCTGCCTGGCTACATCATCCCGGTAGCTGACTCGCTGTTGGCTGGCCGTGAGGTAGGCGGGCGTATTGCTGGCGCTGCCGGGAGAGTGGTGACGCTTGACCGCGATACCTTGGCAAAGGCAGGTGACCGTTTGATCGTCAACCTCCCCAGCGGACAGGCTGAAGGCCGGACCGTGCAGTCGGTCGCAGGCAGGGCAGTCACCGTCACCGTCGCTTACAGCGAGACGCCTACCGCACAGTTGCAGTGGGCGCTGGACGCCGACGACTTGGCTATCCCTCTGTACCGGGTACTGAGCGTCAAGCGCAGTGCGGAAGGCGAGTACGCAATTACCGCTCTTCAGTACGAGCCGAGCAAGTTTGCCTATATCGACACCGGTGCACGGCTGGAGGAGCGTCCGATCAGCGTCATTCCGATCACCGTTGTTCCATCGCCTGCCAGCGTTTCGCTGACTTCGACGACGGCGATCGCGCAAGGCCTGGCCGTTACAACGATGACCATCAGCTGGCCCGACGTGGCCGGTGCAGTGGCTTATGACGTCGAGTGGCGCAAGGACAGCGGCAACTGGATCAAGGTACAGCGTAGCGGCTCCACCAGCGTCGACATCACTGGCATCTATGCCGGTGCCTATCTCGCCCGAGTGCGTGCCGTCAGCGCCTATGACATCTCGTCGAGCTGGCGGAATTCGATGCTGACCCAGCTCAAGGGTAAAGAGGGCCTGCCGCCTGCCGTCACCTCGCTGACTGCTGCATCGCTGATCTTCGGCATCAAGCTCAAGTGGACTTTCCCATCAGGCGCAGAGGATACGCAGCGCACCGAAATCTGGTACGGGCCGACGACCGACCTGGCCAAGGCCACGAAGCTCAGCGACCTGGCCTACCCTCAGTCGGAACACGTCATGCAAGGGCTACTGGCGGGTGTGACGTTCTTCTTCTGGGCGCGGCTGGTGGATCGGACCGGCAATATTGGCCCGTGGTATCCGACCGGCGCGGGCGTAATGGGGCAGGCCAGCAGTGATGCTGGGCCGATTCTTGAAATGATTGCCGGTCAGATTGGAGAAACCGAGCTTGGCCAAAACCTGCTGGAAAAGATCGAGCTGATCGAGCAACTGCAGGACCAGATCAACGCTCTGGACGGACTCAAGGCCTACGACCCAAATCACGCCTATGAAAAAGGTCAGATGGTCGTGGTGGATGGCCGGATATATCAGGCCGAGCAGGCCGTGCCTGTTTCGACGCCGCCGCCGAATTCAGCTTACTGGGAAGATGTGGGCAACCTGCTGGAGACGGCAAACGGCCTGGCGGCCCAAGTCCAGACTCACACCACCGAAATCAGTGAGTTGAATGGCGTTGTCACTGCCCAGGCATCAAGCATGCAAGCACTGCGGGCCGCTTACCGGGAAGACGACGGCGAGGGTGACCTGGCGGATGCCCTGAAGGGCTACAACAGCGCCGCCAGCATTGTGCAGGAGCAGACGACGCGGGCGACGCAGAACGAGGCGATGGCCCGCACCGTTACTCAACTGAGCGCCACTGTTGGGGCGAACAGTGCTCAGGTCACCGATCTGCGTGAAGTGGTCACGACCAGTCAGGCAGCTACGTCGACCGCGCTTACGCAACTGACCACGAAGGTAGGCGATAACTCGGCAGCCATACAGTCAGAGGCAACGGCCAGGTCGAGCGCTGATGGCGCGCTGTCCACGAAACTGGATCAGGTGCAGGCCACGGCCAACGGTGCTAGCGCGGCGGTTCAGACCGTGAGTTCGGCGCAGGCAAACACGGACGGCAAGCTGAACACGATGTGGTCCGTCAAGATGCAGGTCGCTGCAAACGGACAGTACATCGCTGCGGGGATTGGGCTTGGCATCGAGAACACCGGAGCGGGTCTGCAAAGCCAGTTCCTGGTCAGCGCTGACAGATTTGCGGTGGTCAACTCCATGGCAGGAGGTGCAATTTCTGTCCCGTTCGCCGTGCAGAACGGTCAGGTATTCATCAACTCTGCATTCATCCAAGACGGCACCATCACCAACGCCAAGATCGGGAGTTATATCAGCTCGACAAACTACGTGGCCGGACAAACAGGATGGATTCTGAACAAGGACGGATCATTCGAGATCAACTCGGCGCTGGGCGGCGGCGGGCGTCAAGTCATCAACAGCGCGGGCGGAAAGGTGTTCGACCAGAACGGCGTGAAGCGCTACCAATGGGGGAATCTTGACGCATGAGTTTCGGTTCCAGGGTTTGGGATGAAAACGCGAACCTGGTCATGGACACGACCACGTTCACTTATCAGGTCATTTGGCAGGGGGTTATCGATTTCAGTGACACGTCCGGATCAACGGCAAAGGTAATCACGCTGAGCATCCCTGGCTTTGATCCGGCCAACTGCGTCTTCATGGTCATCCCCACAAGGGCGCAGGACATTCAGTCCGCCGAGGGCGATGCCGCCGGCAACACCAAGTCATACCCCTACGTGACCACATCGGCCGGGCAGGTGGTACTTAGGTCAGCCAACCCTTCAGCCAATCTCGGCAACACCAACCAGACGCGCATCGTCGCGAAAGGCTTTGCAGTGAGGTTCAAGACATGAGCTTTGGCGTTATCAGCATCAACGACAGCTCTTACGTGCAGATTGATTCGGAGACGCCTCGGCTTTGCGTGCTCACGAAGGGCAGTTATTCAGGAACAACAAACGCTAATGTCACCTTTCCGCGCGCGGTAACAAGTGCTGACCCGCCGCTGGTATTCATCAGGCCTGATCAAAACGGCATCGTTCAGGTGCCGATATCAGTTTGGTTCACTGGTGGGCCGGGCAACTGGACCGGCTTCGCAATGAAGGCATCAAACGTTCAGAGCACGCTGAGCGGTCAATACTTCATCGCGGCTTGGGCATCTATGGGTACAGCATCTTTCGGAATGCGTATTTGGGGGCCGGGCAGCGAGCTTGTATACGACAGCGGTGCGCCGCCTGTGGTCGTCACTTTCGCTGCCGGTAACTGGACATATGTGGGCAGCGAGCAACTCAGCGTTGGCCAGCGTTACAGGTGGAGCATCGACAAAGCGCTTGGAGTAGGGGAGTTCATATCCATAAATTCGTTTGCGTTTCATTGCCACAACGGCGCGAACGGTGGTGGATGCGGCATCGCTGTGGACTACGCGAACTCGAAGATCATGCTTTACAGCCTCGCAACTACCGCATGGACAGACCAGGGGCACCGCCCGTTCCTCTGCGCAAAACTTACCGCCTAAATCAAGGCGTTCAAATTAGGAGCTTTCAATGCCTTGGTATAAGTCGGGGACGGTTTCCGTCACCCAAAATTCGAATGCGGTCATTGGCACCAATACCGCATTCATAGCAAACAGCCGGGTAGGCGATGGCTTTCGCGGTCCCGATGGTGGCTGGTATGAGGTAACAAACATCGCCAGCAATACCGCGATGTCGATTGCGCCGAACTATCAGGGCACCACCAACAACGCGGGCGGGTACGCGCTGGCTCCGATGCAGGGCTACGTCAAGGATTCTGCAGACGCGCTTCGGGCGTTCGTGAATCAGTTTGGCAATACGCTTGCCTTGCTGGGTAACTCCGGCACCCAGGCAGGCGTGCGTGCAGCACTTGCGGCAGCGGCCAGTGGGAACAACAGCGACATTCTTTCACTGTCTGGACTGACCACGGCTCTGACGATTGAGCAGGGTGGCACAGGCAAGAAGACAGCAAGCGAGGCTATCCTGGCATTAGGTGGCGTGCGCTTGGGTGCGGGCAACTCGTCAGTCGGAACAAGCCTTTTTTCTGGCGCGCCGCCCGGTATCGCGTCCATAAGTTCAACGAACAACGACAGCAACACGGCGTTGCGGATTGCCAATGCCGCGAACAACAACGCATCGGCTGTAATGACCTTTATACGAGATACTGTTTTTGGTGTTCACCTTGGGCTGGATACCGACAACAGGTTTAAGATCGGTGGTTACTCAATGGGTGCTGTCGCCCGAACTATATATCATGAAGGCAATATAGTCGGAACGGTCTCCCAGACTGGCGGCATTCCAACTGGAGCTATTGTTGAGGAGGGCTCGAACAACAATGGCAGTTACGTAAAATTTGCAAGTGGCTTGATGATATGCAGGGGGGTTAGCGCAAACGCGTTGGCAGTTAACACTGCCGGGGGGAGCTTGTTTCACTCCGGTAACAACGTTGCCTTTACGTTTCCGTTCTCATTTGCGGGAGCGTTCCCGAGCGTAACTCTTAATGTGGTCACAGCTGGCTCATATTACTGCTGGGCGGCAGTTGAAGGGCAGACTACAGTGAATTCCGTAACTGCCCGTGTTGTATCTCCTGTATCCGGAACATCCGGATATGTTTGTTATACCGCTATTGGTAGGTGGTTCGCATGATGAACATCAAGTTTTCGGCAGTTCGAATGGAGGAAACCTTGCAGGTTTTTAAGTTGGGCGAGCAGCTAACACTTAACGGTGAGACGTTCGATTTTTCCAGAATGGTCGACGGGGACACTCTGCCGCGCGGTTCGGTCAAGTCGCGATGGTTTGACGGAGAGGTTGATAGGCAGGGTGGGGTGCTCAGCTTGACACTGATATTGCCAAATCCTGCGAACTACAGTCAGGAACAGGCATTCCCGGTGCCGCTTACTGATGTTCCGGACGGCTTCATCGTATTGCCTGATCCCCTGCCCACCGACGGCCCGGTTGAGCCAGTGCTCCCCGTGCCTGAACCGGTCTCCACGATTGGCGTGGTTGATTGGGCTCAGCTCATTACGCAAAAAATGAAAGACGCCGAGCAGGCGGCTCGCGAGCTTTCCCTTGCAAAGGCAGACCTTGCGGCTCGAAACAGCGCCGCGGCTGTCCAGATCGCTCGCATTCAGGATCGCATTGAAACGCTGGGCTATGGCATCGATGCTGGAGTCGCAACCGAAGAGGAAGAGGCGGAAGCGGCTGCACTCGCGCCCGTTCTCAAGACCTGGAAGGCCTACAAGTTCGCGCTGGGCAAGGTAACCGCACAGTCGACGTGGTATCAGGCGCCGGTCTGGCCGGTCGCGCCTGCGATACCAGAGATCGCCGCCGCACCGATGCTGGTGGAAGAGCCGCTGGCCTAACGTACACCTGCCACCGAACCCCGCCATCGAGCGGGTATTTTTTTGCCTGGAGAAACATCGATGCCGATCACCGCGCAGCAACTACTGCAGATCCTCCCGAACGCCGGCCAGAGAGCCGGCGTTTTTGCACCCGTTCTCAATACGGCGATGAGCAAGTACCAGATCGTGACACCGCTGCGCATCGCGGCATTCATTGCCCAGGTCGGTCATGAATCCGGCCAACTGCGCTACGTGCGTGAGATATGGGGGCCGACCCCGCAGCAGTTGGGGTACGAGGGGCGCAAAGACCTGGGCAATACCGTGCCGGGCGATGGCTCCAAATACCGTGGGCGCGGCCTGATCCAGATCACCGGACGGGCAAACTATGCTGAGTGCGGCGAAGCGCTGGGCCTGGGCCTGATCGACCACCCCGAATTGCTCGAGCTACCGCAGCACGCCGCGATGTCGGCAGCGTGGTTCTGGGGCAAGAGTGGGCTCAATACGCTGGCAGACAAAAGCGAGTTCGTGACCATCACCAAGCGTATCAACGGCGGCACGAATGGCCTGGCTGATCGGCAGGCGCTGTACGACCGAGCGCTTGAGGTGCTGGCGTGAAGGCCCTGCCGTGGAAGGCGGTCGGCCTGCTGCTGATCCTGCTGGCGCTTGCCGGTGCGCTGTACGGGGCATACCGGCACGGCGTGACAGTCACCGAGATGGCCTGGAAGGCGAAGTGGGCCGAGGAAGTCAGCGCCCAATCCGAAGTGGTGGCCACCACGACCACCGAGTACCGAACCGAAGAGCAACGCCGCCAGAAAGCGGCCAACCAGGTGGCGAACGATGCAAGACAAGAACAGACCGCTGCGCTTACTGATGCTGCTGTCGCTGACACTGCTGGCGACCGGCTGCGCGTCGAAGCTGGAAAGCTGGCAGCCACGGCAAGTTGTGTGCCCGGCGATACCGGAGCTACCGAACGAGGCAAGGCAGCCACCCGCGCCGCGATGGTGCTCTCCGACCTGCTCGGCCGGGCTGACGCGCGAGCGGGAGAGCTGGCAAAGGCTTATGACCAGTCCCGAATAGCCGGGCTGGCCTGCGAGCGATCTCAAAAATCCTTGATTACCTCTGAGTAACGGAACAACAAAATGGCCACGACGCAGCTGATTCAAAGAGACATGGGGCGGACGATGCTGATCGTCAAAGCGAACGGCGGCACGGTGACGGTCGAGAAAAAGGCCGGCGATAGCTGGGTGGTGACCGATACGCTGGCCAAGGACGGTGGTTATCTGCTGGAGCTGGGCAGCTCGTATACCCGCATCACCCCGACCGCAGGCGCTTACTTTGAGGTGACGCGATGAGCCTCTTGGTCAATCCGGCAGCGCGCCGCCAGCCGATCCGCCGAGGACTGGGCCTCCTCGGTGACAGCTTCTCCGGCAACTGCCACACTATCGATGCGAAGGCTTATGGCACCGAGGCCTACGGCTACGCGGCGATGATCGCAGCGCGCGCCGGGCTTTTCCCGAGCTACCTCGACAACCAGGGCAAGGTCGGCGACCACACCGGGCAGTTCCTGGCCAGGCTACCAGCCTGCATCGCTTCATCCACCGCTGACCTTTGGATGCTGCTGTCACGCACCAACGACAGCACCACGGCAGGTATGAGCCTGGCTGACACGAAAGCCAACGTGATGAAGATCGTGACCGCGTTCCTCAACACACCAGGTAAGTACCTGATCGTCGGTACCGGAACACCGCGCTTCGGTAGCAAGGCGCTGACCGGTCAGGCGCTGGCCGATGCGATCGCCTACAAAGACTGGGTGATCAGCTACGTCAGCCAGTTCGTTCCGGTCGTGAATATCTGGGATGGGTTTACCGAGGCCATGACGGTGGAGGGGCTGCACCCCAATATCATTGGCGCCGACTTCATCAGTTCGCGCGCGGTGCCGATCATCAATGCCAACTTCGAATTCCCCGGCATCCCGCTGCCTACGGACGCTGGCGACATTTATTCGGCCATCAGGCCCTATGGCTGCCTCAATACCAACCCTCTGCTGTTGGGTGCTACCGGCACGCTCCCGGCTGGCGTGAACGCTGTGGCCGGATCTGTTCTGGCGGACAGCTACAAGGCCGTTGGCTCTGGCCTGACCGGCATCACCACGCGCTGGTTCAAGGAACCTGCCGCCTATGGCGAGGCGCAGTGCATCGAGCTGGGCGGAACTCTGGCGGCGGCGGGTGGTTATGTGTACGTGCAGCCGATCGCCAACGTCACTATGGGCAATCTGGCAGCCGGCGATGTCATCGAGATGGTGTCGGCCGTGGAGATAGCTGGTTCGTCGCGCGGCATCCTGGGCTGGGAGGCTGAGCTGACAATCACCAAACCCGTCAGCGGCGCGTCCACCACCATTTACTACCGGTCGATGGACAAGTACCAGGAACCTTTCACGCTACCCGCCAGCTTCATCGGGCAGCTTGAGACGCAGCGCGGCACTGTCGATCTGACTGAGACGGTCATCACATCGCGCATGGGCCTGTACCTGGCCGCAGGTGTGGCGCAGAACTCGATTGTGAAGGTCGCGCAGTTCGGCATCAGGAAGATATAGGTCGGTCTGGCGGATTAACTGAATTTCTGAATGGGGATTTGGTTTGTTCGTCGGCAGGACGCCG